ACGCATCCAATTCACGGATGATGGTTTTGGCGCTGGACGACAACTCGCGCAGCCCCAGATCGTCGCTATACAAACGAACTCGAAAACCCTGCTTGTGATCCTCGGTCGGTCGCGCTGGCATCTTGCCACCCACCACAGTCATCTGAAAATCAGGGACGCCCGTGGCGAAGCTGATCCAGCCCACCTCAGTGTTGGCGAGGTCCATCACGAACCGCGTCGGAAGGCTGATCTCCGTTTCGTTTTTCTCCCAAGCGCCAGCGGAGTTCTGGCTACGATCCACACGCAGGAAGTCACCGGCCTTCGCGTCAAACTTCACGATGTCGATGATGTCACCAGCGGTGGCTTTCTTTTCATTCACGATTCCAAGACTCATTTTTGTCTTTCCTTTTGTTTGTGGTTCACAGCCAAGTGAACCGGCTCATTGGGTAGTGGGCGACTGGCTCAACGTCGGCGGGATCACCCCGGTCAACGCGCCCGCCCAGACCCAATTTATGTGGGGCGCGAAAGTCAATCACGCCGCAACGATCCGTAAAAAGGGCGATTAAGTAGCACGATAATTCGCTGGTGCGCCACAACAAATTTGCGGCTGCTACTTTTCCCAACGAAATCAACAGCGTGTCGTAGGCCGTCGATGGCACGTTCCTGCACTTCAATTCCGCGAACCCTAGCACTTCATGGTCCTTCATAATCATGAAGTCCAATCGGTAACTGATCGGCATCTTCCGCAGGATCAGGCCGCGTCGTTCCATCATCAGGTCGATGACGCGCTGCTCGTTGTCGCGGTCGCGCTGGCTTTCGTACATAGGCCTAGTCACTCAGCATCTCCCTGCACAGGGTGGCGAAATTTGTGAACGTCAGGTCGGCGTAGTATTCCCATCGGTACAACAGTTCACTCGACGCCACCTGCATGAACGCAGCAAACGGCACCCGGCACACAATCGGGTGGTGATCGTACTTATAGATCAGCGCGGGTAGCTTCTGCGCCGCCGTTGCCGCCTTGCAACACTGCGCCCACCATTCTGGCTTTGCCCCGGTCCCCTTGGCGTATCTCTTGCACTCAATGCTGAACGGGAACCGCTCGTTCTCGCAGCGCAGATCGCCCAGATCGACGACACGATATTGCTCGATCTCGCGCTTGAATTTTATTCCAAGTTCGCCGTCAAGAAGGGCGGCTATTTCGCGCTCAAAGGCCGCACCCTTCTCGCGCCCGCCACCGGGCCTCACGCCGTGCGTCCCGCCGCCCGAATGAGACGATCAACGTCTGTGTCCTTGGCGTCGAGGCGCTTCGCCAGTTCCGCCGCCAAAATTTCATCGGCCAAGGTCGCCATAGAGCGATGGCTTGACGATGCCAATTCTTGTTTGAGCATGGCTACGGTGGTTTCACGCAGCCGCAGGGTAGTTACTTTCAACATTCTTACCTCCATCGGTGTGATGCCTATTGACTATCACTCCGCAATCGTGCCATCAATACAAAACAACAAGAATATGGAGAAACACGATGACCAAATTTGTCGCTTATTACCGCGTCAGTACCCAGCGCCAAGGCCGCTCTGGCCTTGGGCTTGAGGCCCAACGCGCAGCCGTGCAGGGCTTTGACGTTATAGCCGAATACACCGAGGTCGAGTCTGGCCGCAAGTGTGATCGGGCCGAACTGCGGGCCGCGCTGGCCCATGCCAAGCGCGAGGGCGCCACGTTGCTAATCGCCAAGCTGGACCGCCTAGCAAGAAATGTGCATTTCCTTACCGGATTACTGGAATCGGATGTGCCGATTGTGGCCGCCGATATGCGAGAGGCGGACCGTACCTTCCTCCAGATGGCGGCGGTGTTCGCTGAATGGGAAGCCCGCAAGATCAGCGAGCGAACCAAGGCCGCTCTCGCAGCCGCCAAGGCGCGTGGCGTGAAGCTGGGCTGTCGCTGCCCGGAGAAGGGCGGGATCGCCGCTGGCGCGCCCCGCAGGGCCTTGACGGTGGCATCCTACAAACAGGCCGAACCCCTGATTAACAACCTCGCGGCGGCGGGCATGGGTATCCGGGCCATCACCCGCGCCCTCAACGCCGCCTCAATCCCCACGGCGCGTGGCGGTATCTGGCATCCCGCCGCCGTCAGTGACGCCGTGAAAACCTTAGAAATCAAACTAGCTGCCTAGGAGTTGTAAAAATGTCTGGACTTTTTTACATTGCAAAACCCAAATACAACGGCGTGGGAAAGCGCGTGTTCACCGATCCAAAAGAGGCGGTGGCTTACCTCCACGAACAGACCGATACCCCGGCCATCCCTAGGTACAGGAATTGGCTTGACGCTGCCATCGACGAATGGAAGTGGATCGGAAAGCTGGAGATTGTCGAGGCGAAAAATGAAAGAAATTTTTGACGTCATCAGAGACTTCATTGCAGCCGTCTTGCTGTTTGCATTTATGTTCTCGTTGTTCTACATCCTGCCCATCTTGGGCGAACTCATGGGAGAAAAATAATGGTAGGTAAGGTCACGCCCAACGACATGGCGTCCGCTTCTGTTGTGCCGACGATCATGGGGTTGAATCAATACGCATCGCAGAACGATGCGCTCGCCAATGCCATCGACGCGAAGGAGGGCAATCCGCGCAAGCCTTTCGTGCAGAACGAAGCGATGGCGATGGGCGATTACTTTGAGCCGCACATCATCGCCCTTGCGGCGCAGCGCCTTGAACTCACCGACGTTAATACCGATTACGATTCGGCCTTCTTCCACAAGACGCTGCCTCTGGCGGCGTCGTTAGATGGGACTGGCGTTGGTAGCGGTGTCATCACCACCGATACGTCACGCGGTATATACTGCATGAACGCCGACCAGATCGACATCACCGGCACCGGCATCATCGAGTGCAAGCTGACATCCAATCCGATTGAGGATGTGCCAGCGCCTTATCGCGGGCCGATCCAGCTTCAATCACAGATGATGTGTACGGGCCACAAGTGGGGCGCGGTCTGCGTTCTTTACCGTGGCACCACGCTCCGCATCTTTGTCTATAAGGTGAATGAAACCTTGCAGGATCAAATCACCGAAGCGGTCATAGACTTTGACCGCCGCCTCCGCGATTACGATTGGTATCCCGTTCTGTCGAGCGATGACGGCAACGTGGCTTATCCGCGTGTGGACGATGGCGCGGACGAGATTGATCTGGACGCACTCGATGGCGCGTCAGAATTGCTATCGAACCTCGTCCGGGCCAAGCGCGATAAGTCGATAGCCGAGGCCATCATTGACGAGGCCGAGGCTGGACTGAAGGAAATCCTTGGTTCCCACGAAAGCGCCATCGGCACGGTCGGCAATCACAAGGTCGTCGTCAAATGGCCGATGAAGGTATACAAAGCGCAACCTGAAAAGGTAACGCCAGCCAAACCGGCTCGCGTTGTGCGCCAGAAAGTCCTGACCGTTAAGGAACTTTAGGTAGCCCGATTGAGTAGCCGCGCTGCTTGTTGTATGTCAGGCACTGGCCGCGCATACCATCTGCGTAGGAGGCGTGAACCCAACCGCTGTTTGGTTCACCCTCCTCGTAGAACTCAAGAATCAACTGGTCGAAGCGCAGGTTAGCCTTGATCCAATGTGCGAGGATCAGGTTATCCAGATGCGGCACCTCGAAATCAACGGCCTGACCGAGTGCGTGCTGGCTGGTGGACTTGCTGCCAATCGCCTCGCATAGCCTGACAGAACGATAGCCGCTGGATGGCGTGAACGGGATTCCGAAGTATTCGCGGATCGGCTCAAGGATGTTCTCGCAAACCTGTCGCAAGGCCGCTATCTCAGCATCGCCCGGTGTGTTGTCGATGCCAAGTCGCGCTGCCGTTTGTGATGCTGTCAGTTCCCGCAACGAAAAGTGTTCAGATAACATCATTTGATTGGGCCAACCTCCCAACATTTGACGGCGGTGATTGGATAGAAAATCCTCACGCCGTCAACACGATTGATGATTAGGTATCCGGCCTCGTTCTCGATGCCCCAATCGCCATCACCCGCGATAGGCACCTCGCGCTCATCATCTTCCGTGGTGATCTTGATGATTAACATCAGTTACTTTTGATAGCCTTGATAACGCCACCGACCAGAGCCGGTGCGGTATTCTTCAGGGCGCTAATACCCCAGACGCCACCTACCATTGCGCCGAACATCTGGATGTACCACTCAGGCATGGCGCTAAGTGCGACCGAGAAGTATTGCTGAACGCCCTCTGGGTCCACAAGCGCCCAGAAGAAAGGCGCAGAAAACATCGAGAATGAGATGCGGCGCAGCCACTTGTCCTTGTCGGTCAGGTTAGCCATCTCCCATTCGTGGTTGTTAGACGCAGTGTCGCGCAACAACCGGGCGCGGTTCTCTTTCTCTGCCTTCTTGATTTCCTGCTCGCCAAGAACGTAGTCCTTGACGCCGCCCACCACCGGGCCGAGCAACGATCCGATAAGTCCGAACATTATTTCCTCGCTAATCGAATTAGAATGGCGATACCCAAGATGATAGTAACAATCTCACCGGCACTGAACGGGATCATCGGCACATCTCCTTGGCGGCTATCAGTATGCGAGCGCGGGCAGAAACCATGTCGTCTGGTTTCTTCTTAAAGCCGACAGCGATGTAGCCGTGCAGCTTTCCAAGTGGCCCAATGCCAGCGCGGCATAGATACTTCACGCCGTTGCGGTCCATGAACCTGCCAGCCTTGCTGCTCGACTTAAAATCCTTGCAATACACTTCGCCGCGCAGCATTGCGATGGTTGCCGCGTTGCGATTGTTGCTTCCGTTGTTGAACAAACTGACAGTGTATCCGTGGAGCGGGCGGTGCTTGCCGTTGTCCTTTGAAAGAGCCAGCCTTGTGACGCGCTCGTTCGCGCCGACATTCATCTCATGCACAATCACTGCGCGGGCTTCGGTGTCGCGCAGAATGGCCTTTGCCGCCACCTCGATGTCGGCCTGATCGCGCAGAACAGGATGACCGCGCAGCGCGTGTTTGAAGTCCTCGCGCATTTCCCATGCAAAGAAACCTGCGCCAGCCATCATGGCTAGGCAGATGAGAGCAACAAGACGGAATGGGCTGTCACCCACCCACTTCAAGACATCAATCAGCTTGTCCATCGTTGCGTCCGATCATCTTCTGCACGGTGCGCGTTTCGTATATTCGAATGATGAACCAAATGATCGCCAAGATGGCAGATATGTTAGGCAAAATCTGCGCCCAACTCAAACCGGCTACCGCTGCTGCTCCAATGTCCACTGCTGTCTTGGGGTCGTTCATATTTACGCTCCTGCAAACGGAGGTTTCTTCGGCACAATAGGAGGGTTCCGCTGCGCTTCGATCTCAGCGTCGATGGCAGATTTAGCGGCCACAACGTCAAGCTGTCCGCTCACAGCCTCGATGGCCCACTGCTCCGTCAGGTCATCAAAGTTAATAAAGCTGCCAGATTCAGGATCGCCTAGACCAACCGTGCCATACGCGCCAGCGGCATATTGGCCGTCAACGCCATCGAGACGCCAATGAATTGTCTTTACTACGTTTGTAAAACCGCCATCAGAATTAGCAGTGTCGAACTGGGGGAAGGACCAAGTGTAAGAAATAGCCATTATTGTCTCCTAGTTGGCTTCTAGTGAGGCCACGCGAGCCTCAAGGGTTTCAATTTTTTCCACCGCTTCTTTCAAGGCTGCGGTCAGCAGGGGTACTAGCTTTGTGTAGTCGGCAACCTGATACTTATTTTCTCCGCTATTAGTCACAGCGTCTTTTTCGCCAATGACTGAGTTTGGAACAACAGTCTGAAGCTCATGGGCCAAAAAGCCGTCAACGCTCTCACTTTCTCCAATAAAATTAAAGTTAACGGGATTTAGCTGTTTTACTTTTTCAACTGCTCCAGTCGTAGCTACTACGTTTTCCTTCAAGCGATAGTCAGAAGTTGTGGCGTAGTTAATAGCGTTGCTATTCGAATAGTAAATACCGCCACCAGTGTAGTTTCCTATGTAATCAACGAAGCGAACTGCTGCGCCAGAGTTACTGTTCACAGTATTTTTAATGGTGATGCCCTGCGTCGCCGAGCCATCAAAGTGAACCTGCAGTTTTCCTGTTAAAGCATCGGCGGTCGTATTTATAAGAAGCTGACCAGTATAGCTCAGACGCATCAATTCGCCATTACCATTATTGGCGTTGTTATATCCACGGTCCTTAAACACCAACGCTGAACCACCATCACCTTCGATGCTAAAATCTCTAGCACCACCACTGCCATTACCTGACTGAAGGAACAGAACAGCTTGACTGTTAACGGATGTGGAGCCATTACCAAGCGACAACATATAACTTGGCGACGTAGTGCCAATACCAACATTGTTAGCTGGTGTTATAGCCATACTTACTGTCGAAGAACTAAATCCATCGCTAGTACTTCTAAACTCCAAGTTGCCGGTGCTGACACCCTCCCGACCAATGCCCCACAGGAAGCTGGTTTGACCAGCATTACCAAGCACCACTTGATATGGCGTCGAGGCAGCAGTATTGACTTCCAAAGCAGAGTGGGGAGCCGTCACGCCGATGCCAACATTGCCGCTGCTGTCGATACGCATACGCTCGGAACCATTGGTATTAAACTTAAGAGGCAATGCCCCATTAGTTTCAAGACTAAGACCAATACTGCTAGAAGCAGTTAGCAATCCACGCCACGTTCCCGCTTCTGCAAAAAGGAAAATCGGATTCGATGACGCGTTCAAACGAGCATTACCAGCTACATCAAGCAAGTATCCGGGCGAATTTGTACCAATACCTACTCTGTTGTTTGTAGAGTCTACATAGAGCGTATTAGTGTCTACTGTTAAACCATCAGAAACTACAGTACCAGTAACGTCAATGCCTGTGGCGGTGGTGGCGAGTTTGGCAGAGTTGTCGTACCTTAACTGTACAGTGCTATCAGCTAGAAATGAAGCAAGCGTTTCCCCAGTGTATTTTTGTAATTGGATTTCGTTTGAACGAATTGCTAACGCACCAGTTCCAGCATCATCAATAAATGAGGTACTACCATTGTGATAAATCTGCAAGTCAGACCCAGCACCGAAGATGGCTTTGTCGTTGTCGCCGAAGGTCAGGTCAGTTGAAGACAACGCAACAA